ATGGGTGCTGGAGGATTTGCATTAGTAGGGAAAAATCAAGATGATACATTTTCGGGAAAGGCAATAATAGTAATAAATGCTGATTATTATAATGATAAAAATTATAATACTATAAAATCAGTAATAAATCATGAATTAACTCATAGTATAGACCCTTCATTAAGTACTAAACAGAAAAAAAGAACAGGAAAATCAATCTATAAAGCCACAAACCCAGAAAAAAAAGCATATTGGAATTCTTCAGTTGAAATTATTGCTAGAATAAATGAATTAGTAAATCCTTTAGAAGATATATTAAAATTATATCAAGAAGCAGTCGAAAATGAGGAGATAACACAGAAAGAATATAATAATATAAAACGTATTGTATTAGAGTATATAACATATGTTTTATCTAATGAAGACGGTAAATTTTCTACAACTCATATAAATGAATTTATAAGTAAGAAAAATTTAGATAGTAGAGAAATATTTGATTTATTAGTTAATACATATGATAATATTTTATGGGGTTGGCTTATTAGTAATCATATTTCGTTAAAAACATATAATCCTCAATATCCTAAAAATATAATTAAAGGATTATTAAGTAAATTAAAAGTAAAAGAATTAGTTTCCGAAGAAACTATTGAAGAATATAAAAATCAAGAAACCTTAAATCCTAAAATTTGGGAAAATAATAAACTTAAAATAAAATTACGTGAGGCTTTATTGAAAGTAGCTCAAGAATTTTATGACAGTTTAAGTCTAGATTTACCCCTAGAAGATATATTATTATTAGGTAGCTCTGCTAACTATAACTGGACTGATGCTAGCGATATAGATTTACATTTATTAATTGATTATAAATCAAAGCCATACTCTGATTTATTGGGTAAATATTTTGATGCTAAAAAAGATGAATTTAAAAATAAATATAATTTAATATACCAAGGTCATCCTGTAGAAGTATATGTTCAAGATGTAAATGACCCTAATGCTTCACAAGGTATATATTCTATATTAAACAATAAATGGATTAAAGAACCACAAAAAGAAAATATAGAAATAGATGATTTTGAAATTGCTAAAAAAGCACAACCACTAATGAATCAAATAGATACTTTAGTATCTAACCCAGAAACTACTACAATAGATATAGATAAACTAAAATCTAAAATAAAACAATTTAGACAAGCTGGGTTAGATGAAAAAGGTGAATATTCTTTAGAGAATTTAGCTTTTAAGCAATTAAGATATAATGGTTATTTAGAAAAATTAAATAATCTAAAGAAAGAAAAAACAATAAAAGGATTTGAATTAGACACATTAAATGAATCTATGTCTAAAACATTAAATCAACCTATTATTGATTTAACTAATTATGCTTCTGAAAATGGTTATAATATTGAACCATTACCGGATGTTAAATTCATAGATAACGATATAGAAAACGCGAACGATTTATTAGGTCGAACAGCATATTATGACCCTAATAATTGCTCTATAACGTTGTACACGCTTAATAGACACCCTAAAGATGTGCTCCGTTCATATGCTCATGAATTAATACATCATATTCAAAATTTAGAAGATAGATTACAAAATATATCTACTGATAATATAAACGAGGATGAGTATTTAAAGGAATTAGAACGTGAAGCATACGAAAAAGGTAATCTATTATTACGTGGTTGGGAAAACGCATTAAAATCTAAACCAAAATTTCAAAATGAATATAAACAATATGCTTTAACTGAATTATTTGAGAAAGATTTATCTGATATTAAAAAAATATCTCCATTAGAATATATTGTTGGAAATAAAGATGATATAGAAGCTAAATATTTTTTTAGAT